ACCTTGCTTTCTTCGGTTAGGAAGCTATAACCATTAACAGCATCCTGCACCATTTGCTTATATTCTGCCTTCTTCTGCTCTTCAAGCTTATTTAGTTTCTCAGAAAATTCAGCATTCATCTTGCGAAGCTGCTCATTCTGGGCCATAAGTTCTTTGATAGCTTTTGCGTCGATACCGGTATCAGCCATCTCTACCTTCTTCTGCTCTTCTGCTTCAGCCACAGGGGTTTCCCCTTGCTTTTTTGCACTCATTCCGTCTTCCTCCATTATGTAATTCAAAAATTCATCCTTAGACATAATCTTATCCACCAACCCCTTCTCTTTTGCTTCTACTGCTGTAAAAACTTTAGCATCTGTGTTTCTCACACTTTCTTCATCCATACCTCTTGCTTCAGCTACATGGGAAACAAAGGCATCGTAAAGATTGTCCACTTTTGCCTGTATATCTTTCAAAAACTCATCCCTAAAACCTCCGTCTGTGTCATAGGGAATTTTGTTTCCGCCTGCATAGATATATGTTGTTTTATACCCCGCCTTTTCTTGTGCTTCTGTACTATTCACAAGCCGAGTTACAACACCGATAGAACCCACTTCAGCATAATTGTTAGCAACAACCTCATCACAAACACAGGAAAGTGCATATGCGGCAGATGCAGACAAGCCGTCAACGTAGGCTGTTAGCTTAACACCTCCATCATCACACATTTTCCTTATTTCTTCGGCTGTTTCAAAAACACCGTAGGCCTCCCCCCCACCACTATCAACATTCATAACAATGTGTTCAATGCCGTCCTCAATGGCCTGTGCAACACCTTCATGGATTGCCTGATAAGAGCATCCTCCACAAAGGGCCTCCCACCCTGTCTTTTTATATGTAAGAGGTCCCTCAATATTCATTATTGCTGTTTTCTTGGATACCCTCTTACCCTCGACATTCTTTTTGTAATCGAAGTGCTTCTTGGTGAAGGCTTCAGGCTTGTTTTTATCCGCCTCAAAACCTTTGCTGTTTCTTAGTTCAAGAAATTCAAGAATGGTACTCGCTGTTTTAGGCTCAATAAGCTGAGGTTTGTTTTCAAAATAGCTTAGTACCCTATTTATATTCCCCATTTAAGCGTTCTCCTTGTTTGACGTACTGTTATCTGCACCACCCACCTTGTTTGACGTTCCTTCTCCTGCACTCTTCATCCCATCACCCGATCTTGAAACAGCCTCAGGAAAGAGTTTATCAAACTCCTCGTTACTCATCTCTTCATCTATACGATATTTGAAGTCCCCCTTCTTGAGAACCTCGTTGATAAGCTCCGGTGTTCGCGGCAGGTATCCAACAGCAGCAACACGCTGGATAAACTTAGAAAAGACATCTATATCTACACTGTCAAGCTCTGTGTGTTGGAGAGTGGGAATTTCGCTTTTATCGAGATCGAAACCATTTATGTTCAGGGTTTGTACAACCAAATCTCTTTTTAATGTTTGAGCTATAAACTTCAAATGGCGGTCAATAGCAAAGCCGAGTAAAGCATTCTTGCTATCAGCAAGCGCAAAACTGCCGTGCGTGTCTGTACCAAGCTTTAAAACATCAGCAAGATACAAGATTAATATTTCATTCTGCTTTCTTTTTATAATATCATCAGTATTATATTGCTTTCCCGTTTAGTATTCAAAAAGGCTCGTTAGACCTTTCCGGCAGCTTTACCTGCACCTGCATGTCTCCATACAGACTAGACTATATCTTATTCCTCAGCCGCACTGGAGGAACCCTACCGTTTGGGCCAGACTTCTGGCCTACGTTCCTAAGAACTAGTCGTTGAACTTTAACCTAGAAATAGGAAGAGGACACTTCAGCATAAGATCTTTTTAATCTGATGTTTTTAATTGTATCCTTTGTTATTCTTTTGTTTGTACTCCTATCCAGAATCTGTCTCGTAGATAGTCCGGCTGCAATCTGCTTACAAACCCAAACAATGGTTTCATAAGAAAGACTATCTTTTCTTTTTCTAAAGCTGTATTGCACAGAGATATCTTTTCTACACCTTCCAGACCTAATCTCTTTTATGTAAGAGGTCTTAAGGTTGTATTTATCCGCTATGTCTTTGTTTCTGAGACCTGTCTGTAGATCAGCGCATATAGCGTGTACAAGCGAATCTTCATGTTTAGTGAGGTTGCTTTCCTCACCGCTTTTTCCGTTCCACACAAGAAGGTTGTTTCTGGCTGCGTGTTTCATGTTCTCAGACCTTGAAACCCACTCTAGGTTCTCAACCCTGTTATCTGTTTTTACACCATTCTTATGATTAATCTGCTCTAGGTTTTCCTCGTTAGGAATAAAGCAGTCAGCCACAATTCTGTGTGCCAGAATAAGCCCTTGTCTTGTGCCAATATAAGCATACCCGTTTGCAGCAACGGTTTGTTTTCTAACCTTACCGGTTTTTAAATTCTTTATCTGTCCGCTTGCATTTGCAGCGAACGGCGGATATTTACGACTTGGTACAAACTCTTCTTCCATTTCTTCTCTCCCTACTGATCTTCGGTTTTCTAGGTTCTTAGCTGCTGATTATCTCTATCTTAATGATTTTTACAGTATCGCAGAGTGTCACCACTCTGTATTGTACATTAAGCCTAACAAGACTTCCCAGCAATTAGATAGGTTTATTTTTATAGATGTTTCCATCTACCGTGGCTTATTTGCAAACCACCATCCACCCCAACAAGTTTAAAATCAAAGAGTGGTTTCCCCCCATCCTGTGTGTAAGCAAGAGGAAGGAGCATGTAGGATTGATCACCTGAATGCATATTTGCTGCATCACGCTTCAGTGCCTCTACAACAGCGGCTTCTGCTGATGCAGGGTTCTCCTGTGCTTTAGCAAGGTAATCAACATCCACACCTATAAGAGGAATACCCCCAAGGTCTTTGGCCACACCAACAGCCTCATATTCCTCTATAAGTGTTTTATATGTCCAAGGGATGTAGGCACCAACCAACGGACTTCTTCCCTCTGGGTTATCTCTGTACCCGTCGTAGGCAAAATGTATGAATTTTGACCTTGGTATTTCTATATAGCCTGTAAGGCTTTTCAATGCCAGCGGGTGTGTCACATTTCTTGTTGACTGTTTTAAGCCTAAAAGCTCCCTGTTATCCTTACTAAAGACCCACTCTTCAATGGTGTCTTGTGCTCTTGTTGGTAGTTTTTTCCACTTATACTTACCCTTCCACTTCCCTTCTTTAACCTTGTTGTAGACTTTTTCCGCTATGTGAAAGCCGTAACGTCTATAGCTACCACACTCAGTAATGAAATCTTCCCATGTTCCCATATCCATGCTGTTCATACAGTAATTTAAAAATTCTGCTGCTTCTTTTGCCTTATCGCTGGCTGTATCAGGAACATCGAAGAACCACTGCACACGTCCTATCATAAGATCTATTGTGGAATTGGCAGCGGATATTACAGGATCATAGGACATCTTTTTAAAGGTCTTTGTCGCATTAGGGAACCTTAAAGCATCACGACTTTCCTCATAAATGCGGCCATTTACCTGATTAAGTCCTATATACCCTTTTTCAGATAGGTTGAATTTCTTAGAAGTGGTTGTTTTTGTAGCAGACTTGCTGCCCTCTTTTACCACCAGTGCCCTCCTTAATGAAAGTTGGCCCTCACAATTGAGAGGGGTGTTTTTACCGATGTACCTCCCCACTCATCTAGTGTAAAGTTAGGAAGCACACTCTTCTTAGATAAGTAGTTGAATGCCATTGCTGTACAGTCAACCCAATCATCCTTCCGTGTTCTTGTGCTTGCTTCTCCGTTGAAAGATTCAAGCTCTGTATAAAATGCATTCAATGTTTTTTGAGTAAATGTTGCATCCAAGATGTAAACAAGCCCATTCTCGCATGATGCAGAAAACGGTGAAAACTTTATTAGCTTAGATTTGTTAGATGCAACCACATCCTTTCTGCAACGGATACCTTGCTCTATTAATTTCTTTGCTGATTCAATGTATTCCGTCTTACCCGCAGCAGCGGGGTCTTGAGGAAGAACAACCTCACAATCATGGCCATCAGCAAGTGCCTGTTTCAAGATGATATTATCTCTTGCGCCTGCTCTTTTCCTGAACCTGCCATATGTCTTACTGTCTTCATCATAGTTTTCTTCTACAAAATCGCCAGCAATGTAGTAGTTTCCTGCTCTATCTTTCCCCATCTTTATACAAGCTGTATAGTCAGGTGAGGGGTTTGTGTCACTCGGCTCTGTAGCCGCTTTATCCCAAGCACGTACCCACTTTGTGTCAGCAGGTGCTTCAACACAACGTTGCACCCAATCTCTTTTAAAGTATCCACTATCCTGTGGTCTAGCATACCAGTTCATTTTGTTCAGCACGCCTCGCTAAGACGTGCCCGACACGTAATATAAACCGTGTCAGCTATATGTTTCCATATAGATCAGACCATATCATCATCTCAATGAGATGTTGTGCGCTTCGGAACCGCTTGGCCCTACTCCTACTCAGGATGGTCGTTGCACGTTCCTTCCCGATGGGAAGGCTTCGCTCAGGATTGCCTACAGCACAAAGCGTTGCCTGTTTAGGTGTCCCCTGAATTCACACAATTTTTCATATAATATCGCTACTATATGCGGCCACTGTTAACCGTGTAGTAATCTTGCCTTATCAACCTCGTTGAGGCCTTCAAGCATTGCAAGATAATCTGGATTAGTTTCCATCATGATAGGATTATCATAGATGTTTGCAGATATGAATGTGAAAGATACAGGGCGTATAGACGGGCCTGTTCCAAAATCTCTATAGATTTCTTCTTCTGTATCCCTCCAGATAAACTCACCACTCTTTCTAATGAACCATCTTACAACCCCATCTTTAGACTGGTCGGGGTATCCTTGTTCATCTAAGTACCACTCTACCATAGGCAAAAGCCAACTATCAGGATCTGGGTTACCTATTATCCTGTATTTGTTAATATTTTCTACATTTCTGTAGGTTCAGACCATATCTTCACCCTCAGCTTTACCTGTTAGGGGCTGTGCGCTTCCACCACACATGTGTGATGTACTCTACTCACTGCAACAGGTGTTGCGCTTTCGATGGCCGTTGCACGTTCCTCCCTGATGGGAAGGCTTCGCTCAGGATTGCCTTCTTCCTCTGCCCAATTGCAGCAGCTAAGGTTTCCCTGAGTTCACACAGTTGCCAGTACAGCTTTCGCCATACATGTCGCGTAATCCACGACAGAACCATACGAGAAGTGTATTTACTTTTACTTCTCATACGTGACATTAAGTATTCAACTTGTTGGAAAGTGAAATGTGTTGCCTCATCAAAGCATATCAGGGTATATTGTACATAATATTCAACAGATGGCGCTAACATCTGCCCGACACATAAAGTGTCCGCTGCATGTTTCCATGCAGAGTAGACTATATCTTCATCTTAATAAGATGCTAACCGTTTCGACCCGCTTGGGCCTACGTTCCTAAGAACTAGTCGTTACACACGCCGTGGCTTGCTCGGTATCACCCACATCCTACATGTTTGGGCTTCCACCGAATTAGGTTAGTTTGCTTGCGCTGTCACCAACACAAGGGGCTACTAATTAACCCTTGATGTTTCCTGAAATCATTATCATTTTCCATGTGTGAAAACTTAATTTTTGCCCCATTCGGAAAAATCATTCTCAGGTTGTGTTTTAATACCTTGGGCCTGATATCTTTAGGAAGCTTAGAGTATATCTCCGTTGCTGTATCCCACATCCCTCCTTCACCTGTAAGCTGTGTCGTTTCCCTTCGGAAGACAATCCCCCTAAAGTTGGGGCAATCGACATACCTCAAAGGTATCATATTCATTATGTATGACTTTCCCGAACCGGCGGCACCCAAAATGTTCACAGATGTTCGTAAGGCATCTGCCGGAAAAACATTAAAATGTTCTCCTGCTGTATATTTCTATACAGTTCAGACTATCTCTTCACCCTCAACATTACTTGTTAGGGTGTCTCATGTTTCAAACACCTTGTCCTTATATTCAAGAACTACTTGTGTCTTACGTTCTTATGAACTAGTCGTTACAACTACTCCCAAGAAAAATTATTGGATATAGAAGTATGCGTCTTTCTTCTATAGATCCTAAATTTTTCATGCCTACTCCTTTTCGGCCTGTGTAGTCACGGGATTCCCTTATGCGTGTACACTTAGGGTTCCCCGTTTTAATGAGATACACATACACAGTTTCCTGTGTACAGGGCAGTTATCTACCAATTACCGTAATTTGGGCATCAGCACCCAGCATCATTTCTTGCTTTCTTGATGCAGGTGCAAGTTTAGTCATTGCCTCCTCCTACCATTTTCAGGCTGAGTATTTTACCCATACCCCCGCCAGAAGCCATACCGTCTTCCATTACTTCTTCTACATCTTCAACATCGCCGCTTGCTTCCTTGCAAAAAGATTTGTGGAGACCAATGATTTGTTCCGCTGAACCCTTTCTTACACTTGAAGAGGATGCTTTATCTCTCATCAGGGAGGCCAGCGTTTCATAAGCCTCTACAACATCATCAGACACCTTCTCTTTGATAATGTCTAGTTGTGCAAGAAGCTTCCTGTTCATAAGAACCTCTTTTGTTGTACCTTTCGGCCTA